GGTGTAGCAACGGTATCAGTTGTACTTGGACAAGTATATGTTGGTTCTGGATATAGATCATTTGCTGGTGCATTGAATAGAATTTTTGATACTATTGAAGTTGAAGTTGTTGACAAATGACTTTACTTAAATTTGTTGAAAAAGATCCAAAACAAATTATGATGGAGGAAATGATTGAACGACTTAAAACAGAACCAGACAGACAGTGGGCATATATCCAAAGCCAAAACGATGCTAGAAAACGTAACCTTTAAATACAATGCCTAGAACTTTGAAGTCCCTAAAGACACCTTTAAGATATCCTGGCGGAAAGAGTAGAGCACTTAGTAAACTCTTTCAATATATTCCTGATCTAAAAGGTTATACAGAATACAGAGAACCTTTTCTTGGTGGTGGTAGTGTAGCTTTGGAAATCGGTAAGAGATATCCTCACCTAGACATTTGGGTTAATGATCTCTATGAACCACTCTATAACTTCTGGAGAGTATTACAGGACAATGGTAATGAAATTAAGAACATCCTACTCCAACTTAAAGAAAGGCACCCTGACCCCAGTTCGGCAAAACATCTTTTCGATGATGCGAAGAAGTACCTTACCAAGGAACTTTCTGATAGCGAGGACATTCATCGTGCTGTGTCTTTTTATGTTGTCAATAAGTGCAGTTTTTCAGGTCTCACAGAAAGTAGTTCCTTCTCAAAACAAGCAAGTGAATCCAACTTCTCTGTCAATGGGATTGAAAAGTTAACTGGATATCAGGATCTAATTCAATCTTGGACAATTACTAATCTGTCTTATGAACAACTCCTTTGCGACAGCAAGCAAACCTTTATTTATCTCGATCCCCCTTATGAAATCGGATCTAACCTTTACGGTAAACGAGGAAATATGCACAAAGGATTCGACCACGACGCTTTTGCTTTTGCTTGTGATCGCTTTATCTCTCCTCAACTTATATCGTACAACTCGTCCCAGATAATTCGAGACCGCTTCAAGAAGGGGTGGACAGTTGCTGAATTTGCACACACTTACACCATGAGGAGCGTGGGGTGCTATAATACAGATCAGGCATCTCGCAAAGAACTCGTTTTATCTAATTATGAAATGTGAAGTTAAACTATTTAAAGCAGGCACTGTCTTTACAGAAGAAGTAATTGCCCGTGATTACCAAGATGCACGTAAGGTAGCTCTTGCTCGCAATCCTGGTTGTACTGTAGTGGGTGTCACTGCAACATTTAAATGATCTATGAAACAATTTTGGAAGATCTGGAAGTACGCTTTGGGATCATTCAATGATAGTACAACTAAAAAATATGATGATATTATATGCATCATCAGAACTATTATTTTTGCCCAGTTGGTAATTACCAACTTCTTTATTATTGCTGGAAACATAAGACACTGGAACGACAATGTACCAACTGAAAGACTATCTCTATTCAATCAACCAATCCAAGAAAAACATTCTTGATGATGATCGTGATGCTGAGAAAAAGTATCCTTCTTATATTATTAATAGATGCTTGTCTTCTTTCACTGATACTATTCTTTATGTTAATGAATTAAATAAGAATCCCCACCTGCCAAAGAAGTTGCAGTATGACTTTTTGCTAAATAGTGTGAAACCAAGGAAGCGTTTCTCTCCTTGGGCAAAGAAAGATTCTATTGATTATCTTGAGTTAGTAAAAGAGTATTATGGTTATAATGACGATAAAGCTCTACAAGCTCTTAGAATTCTCACCAAGGATCAATTAGATCATATTACAAATGCATTGAGCAAAGGTGGTAAACATGAGCGGTGAAGTTGAAATTCAATGGCGACAAACCGATATGGTTGAGGTTGTCTTGAATGAACCAGATGATTTTCTCAAGGTGAGAGAAACACTAACTAGGATTGGTGTTGCATCACGTAAAGAAAGAAAAATCTATCAGTCCTGTCATATCTTGCATAAGCAAGGAAGATATTTTATTGTACACTTTAAAGAATTATTTGCTCTTGATGGCAAGAATACAAATCTTTCTTTGAATGATGTACAACGTCGTAATAGAATTGTTCAACTCTTAGTTGACTGGGGACTGGTTAATATCTCTGTAGAAAGTAAAGAAAAAATTTCTGATTTAGCTCCTTTGAATCAGATTAAAGTTCTCTCCTTTAAGGAGAAAGGTGAATGGACGCTTGAGTCCAAATATAATATCGGTCGTAAGAAACAGGATGATTAATGTCCTAGACAACGCTGATTGTAAGATAAAAACAAAATATACAAATTTACATAGATGGAAATCATGGGAACCTCAGACACCGTTTGCTCCATCTTTTGATTTGCCTATATGGGTAGAAGATCTTAATCCTTTTTTTATTAAATCATTGATAGAAGATGTAGGGAAAGAAAAAATAGGTTCTTATCTTTCATCTTGGAGAAACTATAATATTTTTAAATGGGACTCACCATCAGTTACATTTTTGAAGTCATCCATAACTAGAGTATACAGTGAATACTTAAATTCTTTAGAGTATGATAAGGAGAGATTGGATGATTTGTGGATTCGAGGTTGGGCAGTAGTTTTAGAACCTGGAGAGGCAGTGCCAGTTCATTGTCACTCTTGGCACCAAAATACATTTATCAGTGGTACCTTAATGTTATCTGATAATAAAACTACTACTGATTTTTTTATACCACACTTAAGTAATTACTATGGTCCATGGAAGTGTGAAAATAAACCAGGAAGAATGGCTATGTTTCCTTCTTGGGTTATGCACAAAGTAGATTCATGTGATTCTCGTAGAGTTTCTATTGGTTTTGATATGTTTAGTTTTCATACTCTTGAATATATTTCAAACAATAGAATTGCTGGAGATGAACAACAAGAATGTATTTTGAAGTCAGTAAAATTGGTATAACCCGTATTCTTTAATTAGTGAAAACCGTTATTAAAACTTTAATGGTTATCGTTAAATAATAATGTGATGCCTAACGGGTCACAGTAAACAGTCGCTTATTAAAGGACAATGGTAAACAATTATGCATGGCAGCAACTTTCCCCATTCTCATTGGGACTCGATGAAACATTCCACAGACTTGAAACTCTTGCAGGAGCAGGAACAAGCTACCCTCCTTACAATGTCATTAATGGACCTAGTGGTAGAACCATATTGGAGGTCGCTCTTGCTGGATTTTCAGAAGGGGATCTAGCTGTAGAGACGGAAAGAAATGTCTTAACAGTAACAGCTAGAAAATCACCAGAAGAGAAAGAAAGAAATTACGCACATAAAGGAATTTCATATAGAACATTCTCACGCAACTGGCAGATGGGAGATGATGTGGAAGTCGAGACTGTAGAATTTAAAGATGGTCTCTTGACAATCACATTGAATAAGGAACTACCTGAAAAACAACAACGTAAAAAACATCTCTAAATAAATCACATCGTCGCCGCGAGGAGCACCTGGTAAAATCCAGGTTGACTCCTCCATTTTTTCGTGCTACAATAAATTTACACGCTTATAGCTATGGCAGTATCTATCGTTACATTAAAGACGGGAGAACGAATCATTACTGAGTTGAAAGAGATCTTTGATGAGGAAGGTGAAGACCGTAAAGGTGTTTGCCTCTTGATGGAAGAACCTTATATCTTAAACCTTGATGATGGCACCCCTCAATATCTAACTGAATCTCATGGTATGGAATACCAAGTTAGGTTCAGTAAATGGAATCCTTACACTCCAGATTGGCAATTTAAAATTCCATATGATTGTGTAATGACAATTAGCACTCCTGAACCAGGATTGCAAAATGCATATGAAAACAAAATTAAAGAAAAGAAAGAAAATGAATCCAAAACTGAAACTATTCAACCAGAGGTATTAAATGACTGAACAAACTGAACAACAAGTGAACGCCCCATTGAGGACGAATCATAATGTTCGTATTGTCACCTTAGCGAACGGAGATCATGTTCTTTGCATCTTCGGTGAAGTTCGTAATGAAGAAGATGAAAATAAAGTTATTGGATATCGTATGTTATATCCATACAAGCTAGCACTTGGTAATGGAAATGAAGATGGAACTATTCCTATTTCATATTCTCGTTGGTGTCCTTTCTCTCCAGTAGAAGAACATCGTCTTGGAGGAGAACATATTATTAGTGTTGTTTTCCCTGACAATAATATTCTTGATAATTTTGCGAGTAGACTTCGCGAAATTGGATTAACCGAAGAACAAATTTTCTATCCTGAGCAACAAAATGGAACTGAAGGCGAACCTAATCAAACTGCAGAATGAGTGGATCGTCACTCAGGTAGAATCAGTTGAGGGTGACACTTTACCAGGTGACCCTGACATATGGTTAGTTCAACCATATGTGGTAGACTGTGAAGGTCAACTAACCCCTTGGGCAACACACTCATCAGAGACTGAGTTTAATGTTCGGTCTTCTGATGTGACTATTGTGACTAATCCTAGCAAGGCAATCCTTGCTCGTTATCTTGAATCTCTTGAATGAAATTTTACACTAGTGTAGAGCAAGCAGGCAACCGTCTGCTTGTACGTGGTTATGAAAATGGCAATCGTTACAACGTGAGGGTTCCTTTCAACCCCACGATGTATTTGCCTAGTAAAAATTATTCAAAGTGGCGTACACTAGAAGGAAATTGTGTAGAACCTCATCAATTTGGTTCTATTAAAGAAGCTAGAGAGTTTATAAAACAATACAAAGAAGTACCTGATTTTGAGATCTATGGAAACAGTAGATTTTTATATCAGTATATTGCAGAACAACATCCAGAAGAAGAACTTAAGTTTGATGCTAGTAAGATCCGTGTTTTCACAATTGACATTGAAACCGCAGCAGAAAACGGTTTCCCTGATATCGAAACAGCAGATCAGGAGATCCTTGCCATTTCAATCAAAGATAGTTTCACTGGTAGGATTGTTGTGTTCGGGGCACGTCCATTCAATAATAAAGACCCCATGGTGGACTACATGCATTTCCGATCAGAAGAAGGCATGTTGGGAGCATTCCTTGAATACTGGCAGGAAAATTATCCTGACGTAATTACAGGTTGGAACGTACAGCTATTCGATATGCCGTACATTCGTAATCGCATTGATCGTATTCTTGGTGAAAAATTTACTAAACTTCTTTCTCCATGGAGACTTGTTTCTACTCGTGAGATTTATATTAAAGGACGTAGACAGTTTGCTGTAGATACACTTGGTATATCCACCTTAGATTATCTTGAGTTGTATAAGAAATTTACTTATACTAACCAAGAAAGCTATAGGTTGGATCATATTTGTAATGTAGAACTGGGTGAGAAGAAACTTGATCACTCTGAATATGATACGTTCAAAGAGTTCTATGAGAACAATTGGCAGAAGTTCATCGAGTACAACATCCATGACGTTAGGTTGGTAGATCAACTTGATGACAAGATGAAATTGATTGAACTAGCATACACCATGGCATATGATGCTAAGGTGAATTATGAAGATGTGTTCAGTCAGGTTCGTATGTGGGATAACTATATTTACGTTGAACTTCTGAAGCGTAATATTGCTATTCCACCTAAGAAGCAAAATGATAAATCTGAAAAGTATGCGGGGGCTTATGTTAAAGAACCGAAACCGGGATTCTATGATTGGGTTGTGTCTTTTGATCTCAACTCTTTGTATCCTCATCTCATTATGCAGTACAATATCAGTCCAGAAACCTTACGGGAGACTAGACATCCCAACGCAAGCGTTGAAGGGATTCTAAACAAAAAGACTGAGATTGATGGTGAGTTTGCAGTCTGTGCAAATGGAGCACAGTATCGTAAAGATAAGCACGGGTTCTTACCACAGATGATGCAGAAGATGTACGACAGTCGTGTTATCTTTAAGAAGAGGATGATCAAGGCGAAGCAGGAGTATGAAAAAACTCCTACTGTTGAACTTATGAAAGAGATTGCCAGATGTAATAACATTCAGATGGCAAAGAAGATATCTCTCAACAGTGCTTATGGTGCTATTGGTAACGAGCACTTCAGATATTATCGTCTCGCTAATGCAGAAGCTATCACTCTATCTGGTCAGGTCTCTATCCGTTGGATTGAGAACAAGATGAATGCATATCTAAATAAACTACTCTCTACTGATGAGGTTGATTATGTCATTGCATCTGACACTGACTCAATCTATCTTAACCTTGGACCTCTTGTTACTAAATTTTTTAGTAGTAAGTCTAGTGATAAAGCAGCAGTTGTTTCCTTACTTGACAAGATCTGCCAAGAGAAACTGGAACCTTTTATTGAGGGTTCATATCAAGAGTTGGCGGACTACGTTTCAGCATATGATCAAAAGATGAGCATGAAGCGAGAGAACATCGCTGACCGTGGTATCTGGACTGCTAAGAAGAGATACATACTTAACGTATGGGACAGTGAAGGTGTTCGATACAAAGAACCCAAGATGAAAATCATGGGTCTTGAAACTGCTAGGTCATCCACACCAGCATATTTTAGGGACAAGTTGTATGCAGCATTTAAGATTATTATCGGCAAGACAAATGATGAACTTATCGATTTTATCAATGTTGTCAGAGCAGAGACCAGAGAACGACCCTATGAGGAAGTCGCATTCCCCAGAGGGTGCAACAACCTTGAGAAATATAGACACAGAACTGAGATCTATAGTAAAGGGACACCCATCCATGTGAGGGGTGCTCTCCTGTATAATCATTATGTGAGGAAGCACAAGGTACAAAATAAACATGCCTTGATACAGGAGGGTGAAAAGATTAAATTTATGTACCTCAAGACACCAAACCCAATCCATGAGAATGCTATTAGCTTCTTTGGTGAGTTGCCGAAAGAGTTTGGTATTGAAAAATATGTGGATTACCAAACACAATTCGAGAAGAGTTTCTTGGAACCTTTGAAGAACGTGCTACAATGTATTGGATGGAAGCATGAGAAAACCATCAGCATTGGGAGTTTCTTTGAATGAACAAGAAAGTTTTTGTAGTCACATGGACTAATCATGTGGTTGGACAAATTGATTCTCATGACATTAAATGCTTTGAGGATCATGATACTGCTCTTGGGTTTGCTAAACTCATGAGTAAGGATTATAATTATGTAAACTTTTATGAGGATGAAGCTAAATGGGATTCTTAGATTCTGTAATTAAGGATAGTGGAAATGAATTTGCAAGTATTGTTAGTGATGGTGTCGCAGCAGGTGATGTTACCTCGTTTGTTGATACTGGGTCATACATTTTTAATGCTGTCGTTAGCGGTTCTTTGTTTGGGGGTATTCCTTCCAATAAGGTTACAGCCCTCGCTGGTGAAAGCAGCACTGGAAAAACTTTTTTTGCCCTTAGTGTTGTCCGTAGTTTTCTTAGTAATAACCCTACTGGTGGGGTCATTTATTTTGAGTCTGAGTCTGCTTTAAGCAAAGACATGATTGAGACAAGGGGTATTGATTCCAAACGTATGGTAATCTTCCCTGTTGCTACGATAGAAGAGTTTAGGACACAGGCTGTAAGGATTGTTGACAAGTATATGAAAGAACCAAAGGAGGAGCGTCAACCATTGATGTTTGTTCTTGATTCTCTTGGTATGCTTAGTACATTAAAAGAGATGGAAGATGTTGCTAACGATAAACAAGTTAGAGACATGACCAAATCACAATTGATTAAAGGTGCGTTCAGGGTATTGACATTGAAGTTAGGACAGGCAGGTATTCCCATGCTTGTGACCAACCACACATACGATGTGATTGGTTCTTATATTCCTACAAAGGAAATGGGAGGTGGTACAGGTCTTAAGTATGCAGCATCTACTATCATCTATCTTGGTAAAAAGAAAGAGAAAGATGGTACTGAATTGGTAGGTAACATTATCAAGTGCGAAGCAAAAAAATCACGATTATCTAAGGAGGGTAGTAAAGTTGAAACTAGATTATTTTTTGACGAACGTGGACTTGACAAATATTATGGACTCT